TAACACAATGTAGTTACTTGCTGTACGGATGTCTAGACCGCCTTGGTTGCCTGTATAAGCACCAAGAATTGTATTTTTAGAACCAGTTGAAACTAAATAACCAGAACCTACACCAATAAATGTGTTGTATTGTCCAGTTGTTTGTTGTCCAGCAAAATAACCAACGCCTGTATTTGAAATACTTGTAGTATTACTATAAAAGGCTTGATAACCTACTGCTGTGTTGTTAGATGCGGTGGTGTTGTTTCCAAGTGCTGAATGACCAAGGGCAGTATTATAGCTACCAGTTGTATAAGCACTAGCAAAATAACCTAATGAACCATAACCAATAGCTGTCGAATATGAACCAGTTGTAAGTCCATAACCAGCAGCTAAACCAACTGCCGTATTTTGTGTGCCAGTAGTATTGCTATAACCAGCCTGATAACCTACTGCTGTGTTATTAGATGCGGTGGTGTTTGAAACTAATGCTGCGTAACCTATTGCAGTATTGTTTGCACCAGTTGAATTTGTATATAAAGCGCCATTACCAAATGCGCTGTTGTTTGCACCAGTTGTAGAATATGCTGACTGATATCCTACTGCTGTATTTGCGTTTGATGTGCTATTTGTATATAAAGCACCTAAACCAATTGCAGTATTTTGTGTGCCTGTTGTGTTGGAGTACCCAGCCTGATAACCTACTGCTGTGTTATTAGAGGCGGTGGTGTTGTTATATAAAGCCTGAATTCCTAAAGCAACATTATAAGAACCTGTTGTACTGAAATTCATTGCATTTAAACCCATTGCAATGTTGTATGAGCCAGTTGTGTTAGCTGGCATAGCTCCAGCACCAAAAGCAGAGTTTTGTGTTCCGCTAGTGTTTGCTTTTAAAGCCGTGTAACCAAAAGCGGTATTATAGTTTCCAGTATTTGCATAAAGAGCCTGATAGCCAAAAGCATCAACAGATGAGCCTGTAGTATTGCTGTAAGCTGCTTGATAACCTACTGCTGTGTTATTAGATGCGGTGGTGTTGGCTTGTAGTGCAGAATAACCTAAAGCAGTATTATTTGCACCAGTTGTATTAGCAACTAAAGATTGATAACCTAAAGCAGCATTACTACCACCAGTTGTAGTATTTCCAAGAGAGCTTGTTCCTACGCCTGTGTTTCCACCGCCAGTTGTGTTTCCTCCAAGTGCGCTTGTTCCAACTCCTACATTATTTCCACCAGAAGTTGTAGCTAAACCAGCATTACCACCAACAAAAGTATTATAATCAGCAGTTGAAGCTTTTCCAGCTTGATAACCAATAGCAACTAAATAAGAACCTGTTTGATTGCCGTATCCTGCTTGAAAACCAACGGCTGTATTGTTTCCAGCAGTAATATTACTATACCCAGCTTGATAACCTACTGCGGTGTTATTAGATGCGGTGGTGTTTGAACCCAATGCTCCACCACCTATTGCAATGTTAAATGAACCCGTAGTATTTGTATAAAATGCGTAACCTAATACTGTGTTATCAATACCAGTAGTGGTGGCTGAACCAGCAGAATGACCTACAAAAGTAGATGCGTAGTTATCAGAAGCGGTGTTAAAAGACCTACCAGCAACATAACCAATAGCTGTTAAATTACCGCCTGTAGTATTTACAAACCCAGCTTGATAACCGACAACAGTTAATCTAGTTCCAGTTGTAGTTGATTGACCCGCACCACTACCAACGGCAGTATTTGTAGAGCCTGTTGTGTTTGAGGCAAGTGCGCTATTGCCTAACGCTGTATTTGTACTTACACTTCCAGCACCCTTACCAACAGTAAGACCTGATATAGAAGCATCATTAGCTAATGTTAAGTTGGTTCCGTTAAAGGTCATGTTGGCAGAACCAGCCAATGAGCCGCTAGAGTTGTATTGAACTTGGGTGTTAGAGCCACCTGCAATACCTGCTCCACCTGCTCCAGCTAAAACTGCAATAGCAGAACCAGTGTTGTAGTAAAGTTTTCCGTCGGTGCTGTTTAGTCCCAGCTCACCAACAGCAAGATTCCCAGTAGTCGGAGTTGCCGACGCTGTTGTGCTGTGAAACAGAATAATGGGTGTATAACCTGTCTGTGCCATATTTAATCCTTTTGAGTCATTATATCTTTAAACATTAAAAAGTACCCCCATTGATACCACCTGTAATAGCAGTATTGGTGGCATTGTAAGTAAGACCTGTACTAGTATACTGAGGCTGATTTCCGGTAGCAGCACTCGCATAAGTAATGTAATTCGTAGCACCTGACCCAGCCGTTAGTGCAAGGTTCGTGGCATTTGTTGCATTTGTTGCATTAGTCACTGCTGTTGTGCCAATTACTGATACTACTTGAGCAGCGGTTGCAGCGGTAAATGCAGAAGTGCCATTTCCGTAAGCAAGACCTGTAAGAGTTACAACCCCTGTTCCTCCATTGCCAACTACTAAAGTACCGCCAAGAGTAATTGCACCTGAAGTCGCAGTCGCTGGAGTCAATCCAGTTGTACCACCACTGAATGTAGTCACAGCCACACCACTCAATGTTGACCATTGAGGAGCTGTACCTGATGAAGTCAGAATCTGACCGTTGGTACCGATTGCTAAAGTGTTATACGCGGAAGTGCCATTTCCGTAAACTAATGATCCCGCAGTCAAGCTGGTTAAACCTGTGCCACCGTTAGCTACTGGAGTCGTGCCGAGTAATGACAAAAGTTGAGCAGTAGTAGCTGCGGTAGCATAACCAGTAGTATTGTTAGCATAAACAAAACCAGTCAAACCCCCGATTTGAAGGTTAGTAGTGATTAGGTTTGTAAATGATTCAGTGGTTGAGCCAGGAATCTTCTGCCATGCGCCGTTACTGAATATTGCCCAGTCACCAATGTTCCAGCCTGATACGCCGTTTAAAGTAGTGTTACCAGCAGTCGTTACAACGTAGTAATAACCAGACGTACCCACGCTAGAAGTCAAAGTAGGACTATTGGTGTTGGCGTTCCATGTACCTTGATAGGCGGGAGCATTGCTAGCTTGAGTGCTGATTGAAGTTACTTGACCTTGGGCATTAACTGTCAAAACAGGAATGACGGAAGATGAGCCGTATGTACCGGCTGTAACGCCACTATTTGCAATTGCAATAGTAACCGGTGATGAACCGTTAAAGCTCGTACCAGACAACCCTGTGCCTATTGTTAATGCATTTGTTGTTGATGCGGTAACTGTTGTAGAGCCACCCAAACTGACCGCATTTCCATTAATAGTGATTGAACTATTGGTCAATCCACTATTCGGAATATTAGTAAACGTATTTGTGGAGCCACTGATTGACTTATTGGTCAATGTTTGAGTGCCAGTCAAAGTAGCAACAGTACTATCAATACTGATTGTTCTAGCTACAGAACCATCGTATGTGGTTCCAGAATTTAGTTGCAAACCAGTGCTAACAGTTAATGGGTTTGTAGCAGTTGCAGTAATGGTTCCGCTAGCACCTAAAGCAACTGTTACACCATTGTATGTGACTTGTGGGTTTGCAATCTGAGCATTTGTAACCGTGCCGCTTAAAGCAGTTGTGGGAATTGTGGTTGATGCAGTCATGGCAGATATGCCATTTCCATACACATAACCAGTTAAGGTGGTTGCCCCTGTACCGCCATTAGCAACATTTAATGTACCACCAAGGACGATAGCACCAGTACTTGCAAAATTAGGAGTAAAACCAGTAGTGCCTGCACTAAAACTTGAAACACCAGCACCAGAAATAATGGTTCCCCAATTACTGTTTGCATAAGCTTCTAAAGAGTTTAAGTCTGTATTGTAACGAAGCATTCCGTTGACAGGGCTTGCCGCTCTTGCTGCAGTTCCTCCACTAGGCACAGTGACACTAGCTGCACCAGGAAGCACAGGATTGCTTGCTAAACCTATGATCGGATTGGTATTTCCGTTTAATACAGAAATCTGATTGGTTGTTCCTGCAACAGTAGCTACTGAAATTGTAGTTCCGTTGGTCTGTAATAATCCTGTACCGGAAGTAGTTGCAAGAGCTTGTACTAATCCCGTAAGTGCAAATGTAGGATTGCCACTGACACCATTACCATTTGAAATACTAAGACCTGAACCAGATGCAGTTAGTGTTCTACTAGCAACTGTTGAGCCTGTGTTCTTAACTATGATGCCTTGAGAGGCATTCTCTAAACTGCCTGATACTCCATTCAAGAAGATATTGTAAATGCCTCCAGAACCTCCGTCAGAGGATCCTAGGCCTAATCCTGTACCGATGTATCGACTATTTGGAAGAGTGGGCTGAGCAGTAACAGTTAAGAAAGTTTGAGTTAAAGACGGACTAGCAGTAATTGCACTAACAGTAGTCTGTACCGTTTGTCCATTTTGGACTATTGGTACTAACTCAGAGCCAGTAATGGCAGTCTGTGCTGGTGGAAGCTGCGAGATTCTTATATTTGCCATAATTAGGGACTCAAATTGTCGAGGTTTCCGCTTATTGTATCCTCTGACTGCTCAGGTGCAATTCCCCACTCACCAGCAGTAGACGGAAGTGTTGGATCTTGATTTACATCATTTACAATATTAGGATCAGTTGTTAATGCATCATTATCTGGATTAAGCGGTGCATCAGGACGTGGAAACCGAATCGAGATCTTTTCAGGCTGTCTTGCAGGCAGTCTATAGGGATCACGCTCATCATTGCAACCAAAATTACATACTCTTAACCCAGGAATATTTCTATCATTACTAATATCATCATAGGCACGTTTCATCTTACACCTATCGCAGATAGCGATACTGAGTACTGTATTGCCACGAGTGTCTAACCAGATGCTCATTTTGTATAAGGACTTATGTTAGGTGCAAAGTAAATAGGAGACTTGTCACGCTCTTCTTGCTCAGCCATCATCCAGTATTTTTCAGCTTGCTGTTCACAATACACAATTCTTGTAGGCTCTACATTTGGTAATTCCATAGCCATTTGATGAGCTAGCATATTCTGTACTGCTAAGTACCATCTTTGAGGAATCTCAATAGATCCAGATAAAGCGCCTACATCTTGAATATATCTGTGAGCCCAAACTACGATTTGTGGCGAATAGATTTGAGGTGCAGGCCATAAGTACATAGCAGGTTGAGGAATATTCCTGTCAAACCAGTATTGCAAAGGGTAGTTATTAGTAAAATTTTTGTTCGGCAAGTTGGTGTAATCATCACGATTCATTCTAGCCATTGGAATTTCAGTAGCGTTGGATCCAAACACTACTTGATATACACCCATATTAATACCAGATGTCTGCTGAATTCTCCAATATGGAACATTAGCAGAAGGATCAAGGTCATAATACAGCCATGTCCCTGAGACCCAGTTCGTGGCACCAGGGCTATACGCAGTTGTCCAGTTGGTGCCATCATTTGAGTATTGAATCTGTATTGTTACAGACCCACTGACAGCAGGTAAAATACCTACAGTTCCAATATAGACATTCTGCCCAGATCCGTTGTTAATTCCAATAGAGCTTGTGTTATTTGTACATTGGCAAATATTGGTGTACTGACCATCAAATGCATATGAGCCATTACCAGTGGTGGAATATCCGCCTGTAGTGTTCTGAGTAACAGTTCGATAGTTGGCATTTAGCACGTCAACTACCCCTGTATTCAGATAGTACTGATAATGATCAGGAATTAATCCAAGTACATACTTTTGAATGCACCAATACTGAATACCTCTATTTGCCAGATTTGACAATAGATAGTACAGACTCTGAGTAGCAGCATTGACTTGCTCAACTGTCAAGTCTTCTGCTAATTTACCTGCTCGCCGAGCACCACTATCAATAAGTTGTTGAACAGTGATAACGGTTTGGCTTACTGTTCCGCTTGTACTCATTACCACCCTTTTATGTTGTGCTTTTTAGGTTTACCACCGTCTTTACAATGCCAACTTTTCAAGGATGCTGCTTTTCGTGTAGGCCGTCCTTTTTCATCTTTCATAGGACCTTTCATGCCTGACATTCTGGCACAAAATGAATCATGTCTAGGACCACTTGCTTGTGGCGGTTTTAAATGACTACCTGTTTCACGATTCACTTTTGCTCGACCTTTTGCAGTAAGGCCAGCACCTTGATTAGTAGGCTTCTTTTCACCGCGTTTAATAGACAACTTAACATCACCGCCATGAGCCATCTTCTTAGACTGTGAATGCTTTAAATCATAATCTGTTGGAGCACCTTTACTTCCGGGCTTTCTCATATGCTCACCAGAACCATGCTTAATCCGTTCTTGCTTAGCATGAATATTTGCCCATAAACCAGGTAGTTTGCCACCGTCTTTCTTCTTAACAGACCGTTTTACAGAATAAGCAATGGCAACTGCTTGTTTTACAGGTTTACCTGCATGCACTTCTGCAGCTACATTCTTACTAAATGCTTTTGGGGATTTAGATTTGATGAGTGGCATGATTATGGGAATGCTGGGTTAACGTTATTGTTATTTGCAATTAATTTACCTGTGACGATTACTCCAGCAGCAATTGTTCCTGTACTAGTAATTAACTGCCATTGAATATCTGTCTTTTCACTATATGCAAATGGGTCTGATGCACGTGATGCCGTATAAATTGAAACAAATGGTTGTTGTAATACAGTTAGCTTCACACCAGTTACATTATTAATTGCCTGAACTTTATACGTAATAATTGTACTTCCTGTATAGCTATTTGAAGTATTTACTTCAGCTAAATCTAAATAAAATGTATAACCGGCAGGAACAGTGTATATCGTACTTTGTGACTTACCTATACCTGCATTAATTTGTGCAACTATGTTAGAAGATTGCTTAAGAGTAATTGTACCTACATTGGTCGTTTGACCTGTGCCGGGTGACGTCATTAGCAAACTATTGACTCTAAAATAGCTATTAACTGTCGTAACACCAGCAGTACCGTTTAGCGCCAAAGTTTCAGAAATTGGATTAAAGCTTGAATCCAATCCACTAATAAATATTTTAGCACTTGTATCATCAGATGCTGACGTACTTACAAGCGTTAAAGTAGATGCTGATGTAATGTATGTATAAGTTGATGCATTTTCCCAAATAGGAATTGATGTTGTAGTTACTGATGACTGATAACCAAACAAACTTACCACACTATGGCCCATAATCTGACCACGAGCCACTTGCAAATCAAATGGTTCATATCGACCAGCACGTGTGACTGAAGCGACAATATTATTATTGCTCATAAATTCTCCAATTTAAAAAGCGGGGGATTGCTCCCCCAACCTTTTAGTAATTACACTTAGCCTTGCCACCCATTTTATGGTGTTTAGCATGACCACCATGTTTCATAGGATGACCGTCGATCTTGTCATGACCATGCGAATGCTTTGCAGCATGTTTGTGCATATGGGTATGACCAGAATCATGATGACCATGAGTAGTGTGATGAGCAACATGACCATGAGCATGCTTAACATGTCCACCTTTTTTGTAGCCAGCTGGTCCTTCTTTAATTTCACCAGTTCCAGCTTTCTTGGTAGGCATTTTAGCGCCGTCTTTCATGTCATTCAAGTAGCGTTTAGCAACATTCTGC